ACAAACATACGACGGTAGTACTCGTTGGTGTTTGCAGTAAGAGCACCCTGAGTAGAAGCAGAGGTACCATCAGCAAATGGGTTAGATACCATGCCATAGCGAGTCTTGAAGCCGATTTTTGGCTGGAAGGTTGACTCGTTGATAGCGCGGACCATCTGTAGTGGAACGTATGGGCAGTAGAAGAGACCTGCGTCGAATGCAGATGATCCCTTGTAGCCTACAACTGCAAAGTTGCCGCCAGCATATGGGTCAATGTAGACCTTATACTTGCCGTTAAGAACACCAGCGAAGGTATTGCCGGTATCGTCAACGCCTAGGTTGTTAGCAAGAGCTGGGGTATAGTCAAGAACGCCAGCCATCTGAAGAGCAGAAGCAACATCTGAAGAACAGATGATGATGTTACCACGGCCACGACGGGTGGATTTTGCAATCTGGTTAGCTTCACGCTCAATTTGGAACATAAGTCCCTTGAACTTTTCAACTGACCAACGGCCGTTTGCATCAACGTCAAGGTCAAATGTACCAGCGGTGGTTACACCTGAGTTAGCGCCACGAACAGCAGTGGTATAGATGGTGCGAACAACTTCACGGTTGATTTCAGCAAGGATTTCAGACTGAAGGATGTTTGCAAGTTCGGTTTCGGCATCAAGACCGTGAATTGCCTTTAGGTCCTGTGCAAGTTCAGTGGTGTATTCTGCCTTGAGAGCGCGTGACTTTGCAGTTACGGAGATTTTCTCAATTGAGAAGCCCATCTGAGCGATGTCGGTCTTTTCTTCCATAGTAGCGGTAGCAATACCGGTACCAGTATTTGCAGTGTTTGCAGTACCAACAGTACCAGCCATGGTGCCGGTTCCTGAGAAGTCGGTGTCTGCTTCGCTGAAGAATGCTTCACCGGTCTGTGCAGTGGTGTTTGCATATTGTGGGCGAAGAGCGAAGATGAGGCCAGTTGGACCGGTCATTGGCTGAACGCCGGCAATGTCGTATGCCATTAGGTTTGGCATTGAGCGACGGATAAGGCTAATAAGAACAGGATCATAGCCCTTTACAGCACCACCAAGGTCAGCTGAACCGTTAGGAATAGCTTCGTTAAGTAGTGAGTGTGGCTGCCATGTCTGACCTTCCTGAAGTGCCTTCTCAGTATTCTCGAGAAGCTGAGCAGTAACAGCACGGCGGTGCGAGTCAGTGATCTTTGGCAGTTCAGAATGTTCTAGAACTGGTAGCCACTTTTCGTTTAGAGATTCGATTGACATTTAAATTTTCTCCTTGTAAGGTTTGTTTACCTAGTAGTATTATTTATAATTTAATTATTTTCTAAGAGTTCTAGAAATAGCTTGAGCATATGCAGCTACGGATGGGTCTACGTTGACAGTACCTTTGCCTTCAGTAATATCTACTGGGTCAATACCATCAGTTTGTTCCTTAAGTACTGCTTTACCCCCAAAATACTGCTCTTTAATGATTTGTACTTTGCGCTCATATTCAGAGGAATCGGAGAAGCTTACACCTTCAGCAAGTGTGCGAAGCTTTTCTGCCTGGGTATCAGTGAGACCTTTAGTAAATCCTTCAAGGATTGCTGCAGCCTTCATTGATTCTAGTTCCTTACGAAGTTCAATGGTTTCATTGATTGATTCGTTAAGAGCAGATTCTTTTGCTTCAAGTTCTTCTGCCATGTCAGCAACAACATCAAGATCCTCTGAAGGAACATTAATATTGTGCTCATTAAATAGGTCACGGAGACCTTCAATGAATGATTCTGCAATCTCTGCACGGATACCACGGTCAATCGCAACCTTGTTATCTTCCATCCACTGTTCAACCACATAGTCAAGATATGAATCTACCTTTTCTACGAGATCGTTCACAACTACTTCTACTTGTTCATCAAGCTTAGCAGTGAATTCCTCTTCAAGACGCTCTACTTCTTCAGTGAGCTTTGCATGTACGGCAGCTTCAAAAATGGTAGTTGCCTTTTCTTTAAACTCTTCAGAAAGATCAGAACCGGCAAACATTTCCTCTACTGATTCTTTCATACCCTTATCTGCTGATCGTGCTGGGGACTTACCCTTAGCAGGAGTGAGCATATCTCCGGCAGTTTCACCTGAAAGCTTTGGTGAAGCTTTATCGCCGTTATTCTTATCTGCTGAACGCTTGTGGTTTGACCCACCAGCTGGAGTTACTGGATCAGCTGTTGATGAATCTTCGCCGGAAGCTTTGAATTCATCAAGCTGTTCTAATTCTTTTTGTGCCATTGGTTTTCTCCCTATAGAATGATTCAATTCTAAGTTATTTATAAAAACATATTATTCGGATAAAGATTTCATGAATTTGCTAAAGAGACGCGCTGCATTCTCTTCTAGTTGTTTTGAATTCATGTACTTTGTTTCTTCATGGATTTGATCAAGAGTATTTGCAGCCAACCATGAACCAGATGCAACATCGTATACCCATTCTACACCTTCCATGATACCACGGACAAATGCATTTGGGGCAGAAGGATCTGCAACGATATCGCCGGCGGTTGCCAACATGAAGTCTTCTTGAACTTCCATAATTCCCATTTTGTTAGGCTTGAGAGAACCCATGCCACGTGAAGAAACACCAAGTGTTGCTCCTTCATCCATAAGATTTTTGACCACTTTACCCATTGGGGTATCCATGATCTTTGCTTTACCTACAAAGTTTGAACCTTCTTGACGTAGGTTTGTGATCATATGGGACACACGATCTAGATTGATGGTAGGGCCATCTGGGTGGCCAAGTTCACCAAATGCTCTTTTCTTCATAACAAATTGTTCATTGTAGCGTTCGGCTTCTTTTGCAAGAACTGATGATGGATATACACGACCATTACGGTTCTTTAGATCACCCTGCATAAAGATACCTTCGATGAAGTATTGCTTCTGCCCGTTTTCAGCCGCCTCTGTGATATATCCAACATTTTCATTGACTTCGCATATAAGTTTCATTATAG